TCAAAGAAGGGTTGATTGCTAAAGGTAAGTTTACGAATGAAGATTGCTCCACAGAATTTGAGCCACTTAAGGGCTACGTGGTTATCCTCATGGACAAAGTTAAAGGTTGCGCCATAAGGCTTGGTTAGTCGTTGAGTCCACTCACGGGACGCTTTAAGAAAGTCGTAGGCGTTGTCAGAAACACCATCAGTGCCTAGACACCAGATATACGCTAGATTATCTACCTGTCCTACACCGAACATTGCAAAGGGAACGTCATCAGCATCTAGGGCTGTAAGGGTAACGTCATCTGTCGCTAAGGCTCTTAGGAGCGACGTACAGGGCTCATGACCCATGCAAGCTATCTCTATCTTGTCTGCTTTACGCATATGCGGATAGATCATTGCTACGTGGGCAGTATTAGCCTCTACTACCTTACAAGACCCATGAGTGCTGAGGACTTTATCCATATCGGTTAGAGCGGGAGTGAACAAAGGATTCAAACTCGGCACTCTGGAATGTGCTAGGTAGCGCACTCTCGTTTTCAATGGTTATAGTTGTATCCTGTGGTTTGGTGAACACAGGGAAGCGATAGAAGCCGCTGTCGAGGCTCAAGGAACCAATAGTAGAAGAACCTACTACATCAGGCGTAAAGACATTCTCGTAGGTATCACGGAACTTAGGAGTAACCTTAACTTTAAAGTAACTGGTATCTGCGTAGTAGAGGGAACCATTACGGATCATCATCTTGGCAGCATTAGAGGGACTCTTACCATTTCCTGCTTTGGCTTTGAAGAGTTGCTCAGAGAACGTGTACTTCATTGTATAAGGGATACCTACCCAGACATCTGTATCGGCCGACACAGCTTGTGCTAGAGTAACAGTAGCTCCAGAGTTAGTGCAGTTAAGCTTTAATCCATCGGCCGTATAGACTTCCACTGAGTTGTCCTCTGGGGTGTACGGTAGGGTGATTGTATCGTCGCCATTGTCTACTGTAGCAGACACTCGACTGTCTAAGTGTGTAACATAACCAGCATTATCCTTTAAGCCAGACTCTAAGGGCATCTCAACGAGGTTCGTTTCTGTGGCATTAGTAACAATTAAGAAGAGAGTCGAGTCAATAAACTCCATTCCTCTTATCTCACCATCAAATGTAAACTTAGACCAAGCACTAAGGACTTTTTGGTTGTTGTTCCAGAAGTAATTGTAGATGTATAGGGATCCTTTCTCGTTAGCACTAAGTAAGGCAATAACGTCCTCCGATGTAGTCCCAGCCATTGCTATAATGTTACTAGGAACGTAAGCAGGGACGTGCTCAGTTACCTCTACAGCGTCATAGGTCTCTGTATTCGCACTAAGTGCTAGTTCACGAACTCCAGTGAAGGAGCCACGAGTGAACGGGAAGTAAACATAAGAACCTAACGGAAGAGGGTCTACCGAGTCGTCTAAACTAAAGTTAGTTGTAGGAGATACTGAGACGGTCTTAGGTGTGAACAAGTCTCCACCCTTCATCACAAACTGGACGTTATCCGCGAACAACATTAAGTTCTCTTGGAAGATCGTAGCTGCTTTAAGCTTAGTGACCTTAGTGCTACTAACAGTGATGTCGATAGGCTCTGAGTCGAGTAGTGAGGATACCGTAGTTCTGTAGAAGTTAAAGAACTCCCCAGCTTCGGAGAACACCACACTGTCATCGGTAATAAATCCTAAGCGATTTTTAAAGAATACAACGTCGTTAATTGTTTTACCTACGAACGATGGATTTGGATTCGTATCTTCATCTCCTGCGTTACGACTTTCATAGTCTAAAGCTACAACCTCAAGTGTATTAAGGTTAGTGCTTCGGATAGTCATCGGCATAGAGTTTACGTCAAAGCCTTCAGATATATTAGGAGCTACGGTTTCTTCCCAAGCTCCGTCCCCGTAGTCTTGTCCGCTATTGGTAGTAAACTTCACCCAATAATTATCTTGGTCTAGTTCCGCATCTCCTACGACTTCTACTACAAAGTTATTAGGAGCTTTTGTAGGTAAATCCGCTAGTGAGTTGGTGCGTTTGTAAATACCTTTGATACCGCTTCCGCCTAGTCCATCATCTGTAGTTAAGGAAAAATCACCCTCAACCTCATTATGCTCGATGATTATTGTATATCCTTCTCTGGTTGCTGTTAAGTGATTAGCACCAGCGGGGTCAAATATCGTATCAGTATTAAAAGCTACTGTATTAAAGACACCAGATTCGTAACTGTCATTTAATAACGACTTGGCAATGTTGTCTGTAGAGGCATCTGCTGAGACAGTGTTTCGTGTGCCGATTGTTGAAAATACATGGGTAGCCCCTGTCGCTATGTCCCCTTGCACTGCTAAAGATACGCTTGCATTGTAGTCGAATGCGAAATCACCTCCAGATATTTCCGTGTTGTGTTGTCCAAAACCCCCTTGCTGGGTAATGCTTACGCTTCCAACTTTCTTAGTGCCGTTTCCTGTGCCATCATCCACTAATGTTATTTCAACAACAGGTTGAGACACTATGTTAGCGTAAGTCCATTGCCCGTTTACATAGCCGCCAAGGTCTCCGAAATCAATGTTTACGTTAAGTTCGGTGGGAGTCCCAGCGGGGTATCCTTCCCCAGCGTTTGTTATGGATACATCGCTAATGTAGAACATTTCCCATCCCCTATAATAGTATGCATCTGATACGGTTACATCGAATGTAGCCACGGTAGAAGCAACGGCTCCGCTTATGTTGCCTCCAATAGTAACTTCGTATTTCTTCTCATAATCGCCTTGAGCAATATAAACAAAACCCTTCTTTTCGAGTGCTGGCGTCTTAGTCTGTGATAGAGAAGCGGTGATTTCTTTATTAACAATGAAGGTGTTATCAGCCACCGTGAGAGCTTTGATGCTTTCTCGAGGAGTGTTTGTTTGAAGATAACTAGGTGGAGTAAGCGGTGTGGTGTAACCATTAACGGAACACTTAACCCCAGAGACGATGTTCCAAGCTTCTATTCCATCACCAGTATGAATAACTACATACTTCTCAGCGTCGTCTCGATTGATAAAGTGAACAAAGCTATCAGCATCAATAGCCTCCTCTAATAACCTAGCGACATGCCGAGTGTTAGGACGCTTCTTCAGTCCATCCGCAACAGAGCTAAGAGCGTTCTCCTGCTCCTCACACTGACCAGCGAAACGTGTAGCATCAGGTTGCTGAGATACACCTTGGATGAGGTTGGGGACTGCTGTATTGATTAAAGGCATTATTAAATATCGTAGTTACGGTTCACACCAATTCTTGTCGCTACATCGTAGTTGTCAAATATAGTTCTATCAGAGCTGCCATAATCAGACTCTTCAAGTCTAGCACGGGCTTGGTATTCATCACGAGCTATCAATGCTTCAAGCTCACGTGAACCTACAGTCCGTCCTTGGAAAATTCTAGAGGCACGTAGTGTAATGTATCTACGAGCTTCTTCTGGTAAAGAGTCCCAATCAAGTAAACGAAGTAGGTTTACCTTGATACTCTTTGTAAATGTGTTTGTGTTGTTAGCACGATCAAACAAGACCGAGCCTCTTTGTATGATGTCCAATGACTTGTCATCGGTGTCTACTTGAACAGCATCTGAAGGAACAGTGATGATTCCATCGACAGGAGATAGGGCGACATTCTTCTCAGAGTTAAAGTGCCAGCCCTCAGATTGAACCTCTTTGCTTACTTCATTCAAAGCAGCCAGAGCAGTGGTAGCACTAATAGGTAAAGAACCTGTGAGTGTATTAATAGGTGACTCACCAATGTGACCTAGCATCACATTAACGGATTCTAGTTGAGAAGTTAAAGTTGCCATTATTTATCTTTCTTTTTAGGAAAACCTTTTTTCATGTTGCTATAAGCTTTGTTGCTTACAGTTGATTTGCTTTTGGGACGGCTGATGCCCAGCTTACGTCTGCGGTTGATATTCTTGTATAAACTCATATTAACATTTCCACTTTCTAAGAGCTAAAGCTTTGCGAGTTGGTCTACCTTTGGAGTCCTTCATTGGTCCTTTGACCCCACTCATCCTTGCACAGAATGAACGCTTTCTCGCACCGCCTTGCGGTTGAGGAGCTTTAAGATTAGAACCCGTCTTCCTGTTATAGTAGTCTCTTCCTTTTTTACTGAGACCACCTGTTTTGGATTTGTGTTCCTTTCTTAAACTAAGTCCTTTTCTTTTTGCCATTGTAATAATAAAAAACCCCACCCCTCCGAAGAGGGGCAGGGCTTGAGTAATCGTTAAGCAGGCTTCACTGCAACAGCACACTCAGGACGGAGAACTCCGTGACCCATTGCATACTTAGCAACGAAGAGCGTACCTTGACGCTCGATTTGGTATTCGCTTTCAGTAGCAAGGTCAAGAAGTTTGACCGTACCGATAGCTTCCTTAGTACCGCAAAGCATGCCGTATTCAAGAGATGCACCAGAACCAGTTGTCAACGCAGAGAAGTCTCCGTTGTAACCAGAACCATTAGCACCGAATACGTCATTGTTTGTCGAACCGTCATCAGTAGCCACAGCCGACTGGTCACCCAAGTCAGCGATGTCTGCAAGATGGTTGCTCTTTACAAGACTGATACCAGCAACGCTTGCAACAGTACCAGCGTTGACGTTACCGCCAGAACCAGTGTCCTTGTTGATAGCGACGTTGTCAGATGTCAGCAACTTGTAGTAAGTTGATGGAGCAAGGATCGCAAAGCGACCTTCATCTGGAGCATCGTTCTTGTCGAGAGTTTCAGCAACAGCGTAGAGAGCATCGATGATGCCAGCAGCTGTGTTGGTAGTAGCACCAGTGATGCTTGCACCAGCAGGAGTGTTGCTGAGGTTAGCACTGTCTTGCGAAGCAGCATAGAGAGTCTTCATCGTTGCGATGTCGAAACGCTTTGCCAAAGCTTTACCAAGTTCAGCAGCATAGATGCTACGAACGTCGTAATGCTTCTTGAGTTCGTCAATGTTAGCGATGAAGGTCGAGGAAACAAGAACGTCATCGATAGTGATGATCTTCTCGTTCATGCCGATGCTGGACAAGTAGCCAGAGTCGGACTCGACGATGTTTTCGCCTACAGTGTGATATTTAGCAGTAGCAATTCCAGAGACTGGGAACTGCGCAGACTTCCCTGAAGAAATCGTGCGAAGCATGTGCAGGTCTTTCATCACGTTTGTCTCAGAGAAACTCGTAAGAATTTCACCAGAGAAAACTTTCAGAAAGAGTGCATCTACATCAGACCCACCTTGGATTAAACCACTACGAGTTGGGGAGAAGTCTCCGTTAGCCATAGTATTTTCCTTTTGTTTTTTATTAGTTAGTGAGAACAGAATGTTCTCGTTAGTATTGTGGTCTTTCAGTCCTTGTATATTTTACGATCAATGAGTTGTCTGACGTATCAGGCTCAGTCGCTACTTTAAACTTAGAGTAGAAATTGTTTATTTATCGAACATCGTTTTCTAGATCGTTTACGTAATCTAGTATCGTGCCGATAGTTTCCCGTTCAGAGGAGCTAAACTCGTGTTGGTCTAGCTCCTCGATGAACTCAGGAATCCTGCTTTCCCTTAGCGTCACGCACCCACTCATTAACACGAGTGTGGTGTTCAGCGTGACGACGATTAGCAAGTTCTTTAACATATTCACTTCGTATCTTTAGAAACAACTTTCCGATTTTAGGGAACGCTATTAGTAATTGAACGATTGTGGTAATCACTTTTCTTTAGCTTTACCAATGTTAAGTGCAAGCCAGTCGATGACCTTGTAAGCCTTAGCAGCTAGCTCGTTGTCTTTGGGAGTTGGGGTTAGTGCAGCAATAGCAGAAGCAGCAGCTACGATAGCCGTAGCAACAGCAAGCAGGTTGTCTGCATTAGAGATAAGATAAGTAAGTATTTCTTTCATATTATATTCCAGTTGATGTTAAAATGCGTTCGAGACAGCGATGCGCTTCTCAACTTGTTCACGATAAGCAGGGTCGCTCTTATACCTTGGGTCTTGCATAGCTTCGACCATAGAAGCAGCAGAACCAAATGCCTTGGCACCAGCTGCGCCAGAGGTAGCACCTTGAGCAAGGTTGGGAGCCTTACCACCAGCTGCTAAGAACTGAGCGTACATGCCTTTGACAGCCACACGTGCTTGTTCAACAGAGCCTCTCTCAACAATATCGTTGTAAGCTTGTAGGTCTCCGTCAGCTA